GTACAACTTTTTGTGAATCTAGTGGACGTACTGATGCTGTATCTGTAACTGGAGCAAGAGGTATTTGGCAATACGTAAGACGAAGTGAGAATTGGTTAGAAGAAAAACTAAACGAAGATTTTGATGTAACCAGTGCTTATGACTCAACATACATGACAAGTTGGTTATTAAGAAATGACACAAATCCAAAAAGACATTGGTACGAATCTAAACACTGCTGGAATAAAAATATGCCCAAAAACTCTTATAAATTACACTATTAGGTCTATTATATCAGTAAGCACTACATCGACAGGTTCGATGTAATAAACAACTAACAGGAGTAGTGATATGTCAGAAGAAAAAGCTGAACAAGTGCAAGATAGCAATGTAGATAGCGTTGCAGATTCTGCGAAGGAAGAAGCAACAGTTACAGAGTCAGAGGAAAATGTCGTAGTCGACAATCTTACTGATGATGAACTTGATAAGCGAATACAAAGAGCTAACAAGGAAGCCGCAAAGTTTCGAGTAGAGAAGAACGAGGTCGAAGGTAAATACGATGACCTAATTCAGAATCTAGGAAAAGCTTTAGGTTTTGTTGAAGAGGATAATGCAAATAATGCAGATGCTTTAGCAGATGAAGTCCAAAAGCTTCAAGACGAAAATAAAAATCTAAAGTTAATGCAAGCATTTAACAACGTTGTAACGACTGAAGGAGCAGATGACGAGCTTACTTGGTCTTACTTAATGGCGAAGGGCGAGCTGACAGAAATGGATGCTAACGACCCCGAACTAAAGGCTAAATTATCTGAAAAGATAAAAGCAGCTATAGAAGTAAAACCAGTACTTAAATCTGACTTGCCGCCTACGGTCAAGAAGAGTGGAAGTGATATGTCTAACGAGTCACAGCCGCTTGACACTGAATCAAGAATTAGACAGCTTGAAGCAGACAAAAATTTTAAAGAAGCAAGACTACTAAAAAGTTCTAGGTTATACGAAATGACCAAAGAACAACAGTAAAAGTATTAATTTAACAAGTTGATTATTAAATCAAAAAGGAGATAGCCAAAAATGGCAGGAATTACAGGGCAAGGTCAAACTTTTAACTTACCTAACTATGTAGGCGACTTATTTGAGTTGACCCCAAGTGATACTCCGTTCCTTAGCTTAATTGGTGGACTTAGTGGTGGCGAAGCTACTTCTAGTCCTTCATTCCAATGGCAAGCTTATGACTTAAGAGCCGCAGCTGTAGATAATGCAGCACTTGAAGGTGCAGATGCGCCTACAAGCGAATCAAGAGTTAGAGCTAACTACTACAATGTATGTCAAATCATGCAAGAATCCATCGAGGTTTCTTACAGCAAGATGGCAGCCATCGGAGCTTATAGCGGAGAAAACATAGCTGGAGAAAATCCAGTAACAAACGAAATGGACTTTCAAGTTGAGCAAATGCTAAAGCAAATTGCAAGAGACGCTGAAAAATCATTCTTAGAAGGCGCATTTAACGACCCAACAGATAACACTACTGCGAGGAAAACTCTCGGTATTGCTAATGCTGCGGGCAATAGTGCAGACATGGCAGATGCTGCCCTTACTGAAGATAAAGTCTTAGACCTTATGCAAGCAGTATGGGAAAATGGCGGAATCCAAGTATCGGAAACAGCAACACTTATGTGTAACGCGAATGTTAAAAGACAGCTTACAAAAATATTTGTAACTGACAAAAACTATCGTGAAGAATCACGTAACGTAGCTGGTGTAAACGTAACAACAATCGAAACTGACTTCGGTAAAGTAAACGTATTGTTGAACAGACACGTTAACACACAACAACTTTATGTTGTATCAGCCGAGTTATGCGCACCAGTATTCATGAACATTCCAGACAAGGGATTCTTATTTGTTGAACCACTTTCAAAAGGTGGAGCTTCAGAAAAATTCCAAATCTACGGAGAAGTTGGATTGAAATACGGTAACCCTAACGCACACGGTAAAATCGTTAATATTGCTGCTATCTAAGTAGTAATAGTTTCATAGTTAAGACCCACTTAATCGGTGGGTCTTTTCTTTTTGTATGCTAAAGTTATCTCATGGATTATAAAGATAAAGACGGTGTAATTTATAAAGACATTACAGACGAACAAGCTGATAAATGGGGATTTACTCCAATCAAAGAATCTGTAAAGGTTAAAGCAACACCTAAAAAAGAAGAAGAGTAACAATGAGTTGGTATATGCTTAACGGCGATGCTATCTTTTTTGAAGACGATACACGCATACCTAAAGCTATGCGCAAAAAGATAGAAGCCATTGAAGCGCCCGATTCAAAAGGCGGAGCTTGGAAAACAAAAACTGGAGACAGGAGAGTTAAGCCACAAAAGCTTAAGACACTAGAGGAAGAGTAAATGGTTAACAAAGTTTATTTAAGACCAAGTTACTGCACAACTGCGGAATATGAAACTGCCACTGGTAGGACTGCTTCCACAGATTCAGTAACAACACAAAAGCTGCAATTAGCTTCAGATATAATTGATTATCACGTTAACGTTGCATTTAAAATTGATTCAAGCGGTAATCCGACTAATAGTGATGTTCACGATATATTAAGAGACTCAACAGCATATCAAATGGAATACATGGTTGAACTCGGATTAGAAGATTTTGACAAACTAGAGTTAACTGGTTCTGTGCAATTAGGCGGATTAAGTTTAGATAAATACCCCGACATATTAGCGCCAAGAGCTAAGAGACTTATGGTCAACTACGGCTTCTTTGGTTACAGGAGTGCAGTCTTTTATAATTATGACGATAGCTTACCTAAAGCTATCTCTGATGACCAAGTTCACGAATAATGGGTATCATCAGTCCGCTGCTGCAACAAACAGCAACGAGAAGTTCTCTACAAGGCATGTCTGCATACGGCGAAGTCTTTGATACAAGTGAATTAATACGATGCAGAATAGAACCATCTAAATCAAGAGTGTCAACAGATGAAGGAAATGAAACAATTGCTAATGCAAAACTATTTTGTGAGAAAGACCAAACAATACAAATAGGAGACAAGATAATCTTTGACACAGTAACTTACTTTGTATTGACTGTTAATAAAATATATGGTCTTAGTGCTGTAAGCCACATAGAAGCCGACTTAGGAGTTGATTCAAATGGCTAAATACTATAACGTAAACTGGTTCGGGGATGATGTTAAGAAAAAAGTGATGACTGCTAATGAAAAAGCAATTACTTTAGGATTAGAATTTATAAAACAAGAATCAGTAAAAGTTGCGCCTAAAGATACTGGACTAATGGAGAAGTCCGCACAAGTAACAATTGCAGCTGACGGTAAAACAGGTTACGTGTCCTACGACACACCTTATGCAATTAGGCAACACGAAGAATTAGACTATCGTCATGCTGAAGGTCGTATAGCAAAGTATTTAGAATTACCCTTACAACAAAACTCAAAAAAAGCATTAGAGATTATGGGTCGTGTACTTAAAGGAACTTTATAATGTTAGCTGCTGAAGTAGCCGAATGGATAGGCACGAATGTTACTAACTGTAGTTTTGATACAAGTGGTGTTAGCGGTAATGTTTTTATAAGCACTATGCCAAGCAGCCCCGACACAGTAGTTATGGTTTCAGAGTATGGCGGCGTTGCAGATGACAAGCACGCATACAATGACATAAACGTACAGTGCAGAGTAAGAGGAACAAGAGACCCTAGAGTTAGTTATAATATTGCAAAAGAAATATTTGATGAGTTGTTAGGACTTACAAATACTACGCTAATATCTAGTGGTAGTCGTGTTATAAAAGTTATTGCACAAAACACACCAATTGACATTGGACGTGATGACAATGGCAGACACGAATGGACAGTCAATTTTCAAATTGAAGTCTATGATACAAGTACTAACAGAAGTTAGAAAAAAAGGAGAATGAAATGGCACAAGCTAAAGTAGCAGCAAAAACTGCTTCATGGATGGCTTCTATAGACGGTGGTTCAACATTTACCGCTGTTTTAGGAATAACCGACTTTTCAATGTCGAACAGTCCAACTGATGCTGATGTAACGGATTTCGCTAGTGGTACAGCCACCGAACATAAGGTAATAAGAAGAGCAATTGAGTTTACACTTAATGGTTTTTGGTTAGAGGATGACGCTACAGGTGCTGTCTCTGACGGATTAGAAATGCTTTATGATAACGGTAAAGGCGATACAGCAATTGATTATAAATTAACTACTAATGGTGGTTCAATTATATCTTTTAAAGGTACTACAGTGTTTACTCTATCGGGCGATGTCAACAACGTAATGACATGGAGCGCGACAATTAGAGCAACAGGCGCAGTCACATATACTGACGCGTAAGAGAGGTAACGTATGAGCGGACAATTTAAAGATTTTGATGCAGCGTGGGCTGAACAACAAGATGAGCCTATAAAGGTCAAAATCCGAAATAAAGAATACGATTTACCAGCTTCAGTCTCCGCTGCTTTTATGTTAGAAGTCACTAAGATTTCAAGTCGTAAAGGCAGCGAGGATAATTTAACTACAGCCGATATGGGTGTTTTATTAAACGCTTTATTTGGCAAAGTTGTTATTGAAGACTGGTTAGAACAGGGTATATCATTACCACAGTTAAACGATATTTTAAGTTATGTATTAGAGATATACGGACTAACTGGCGGTGGTGCTGACCCAAAAGCGACTCCGAAAGTCGATTCGACAGAGAAGCCCGTAAAGGACAAATAAACAAGTTCTTTAATAACTGGAACTTACTCGAAGCAGACTTTCAAAGAGAATATCAAATTGATTTAATGGCAAACATTAAAGATGGCTTGTCATGGCGCAGGTTCATTTTGTTGTACAATTGTTTAAGCAGTGCAAGTGTTACTGTAGAATTGATTAGAAATGAACAACTTAAATTACAAAGTGGCGAGAGTCAAATTGACACTGATAAACAACTGGATTTGTTTTTACGACAACAGTTTAAAGAGGAATAAATAATGGCATTAACAGTAGGAGAGTTAAACGCAATTCTTACGGTTGATGACAAAAACTTTTCGTCTGCATTAAAGGAAGCTAAAAAAACATTAGAAAGAGCTGCCGACTCCGCAGATGAATTTGGAGACGAAACCAAAAAATCATTCGATAAAGGTACTAAAGCTGCTGATAGATTTGAAAAAGAAGTTGGCAAAGGTCGTAAACAAATACAAAAAGCCCAAACACCTATGGAGAACTTCGGTAAAAAAATAGGAACAGCTTTTAAAGTCGGTGCAGTAATTGCAGTAGGTAAAGCTTTAGCAGACTTAACAATGGAGATGGCTAACTTAGCCCTTGAAGCTGAAGAGTCCGCAGCTGCGTTCGAGATTACATTCGGCGGAGCAACGCAAGAAGTAACAAGATTCGTAAATCAGATGGCACATGCTTTTGGTATGACAAGAGCAGAGATGCAACAGCAAATGGCTGTAACTGGTTCGATTATACAAGGTATGGGCTTCACTTCAGATGCAGCAGCAGAGATGTCTGTAAACATAATGGAACTTTCGGGAGACCTTGCAGCCTTTATGAACATACAAGAAGGTGCAGTAATTCCCGCCCAAGCTATAACTAAGGCTTTAACAGGCGAGCGAGAAATGCTTAAATCTATGGGTATCGTTTTAAGACAAGTAGAAATTGAACAAAAAGCGATGAACATGACAGGTAAAGAAGCTGTCAAAGAATTGACTGACCAAGAAAAAGCTGCCGCCAGCCTTATGCTTGTTGAAGAAAAGATGGGTCACATTAAGGGGCAGTTATCAAGAGAAATGAATGGCGCAGCAAACCAAATGAGAAGTTTAAAGGCAGAGTTTAAAGAAGCCAAAACAGAAGTTGGTCAAGCGTTACTACCAGCTATCGCAGAACTAATTCAAGTAGTTAGAAGAATGATGCC